AAGAAGTCAAGATGATTTTCTATACTTAGAATTTTGAGGAAAAAACATCAAAAATTTTTAATGATAAAATATAAAATATATATAGAATAGAGTTTATCTTGACTTTTTAATTCATCTTGACTTCCACTAAAGTGGTATAAACTTTTAAGTGTAGTTTATACCTCAAAAGGTGTATAATTGATATTATGATAATATCATGGAAGGAATTATGCCACTTTAGTCGTAGTATACAATTTTAGGGTCACGTGATATAATTTTGACTTGAGGAGGAAGATCAATGACTAAATCAACACAGATGATCGCAAGTGAAGATAATCTGATTAGAATAGCAGCATGGGCACGAAACGGACTTACTGAAGAGCAAATATCGAAAAATCTGGGTGTCAGTCAGATGACATTCATTCGTGCAAAAAAAGATCCAGAGGTCGGACAAAAAATACGAGAGGCCCTAATGACCGCTAAAGATGTAGTTGACTTTCAAGTTGAAAACCAACTATTTAAACGCGCGATCGGATATGAATATGAAGAAGTAAAAGAAGAGTGGGAAGGCGGAGTGTTGACTAAACGAACTGTTACTAAAAAGATGGTACCGCCAGACGTATCTGCTCAGATTTTCTGGCTTAAAAACAGAAAACCTACAGAATGGCGTGACAGACGAGAAGTCGACAATACTATTGCACTCGAGAAACTTGATGAAGTATTAGGTCAGATCAAGGGATGCGAGTAATAATTGGATATTTACAGCAGATCATGTTGTAGATATATGACTCACTATCTTCCAAGGGGTTGAGTCGCAAGGTTTTGTTGCGGTAGCAACCTTGTCAAATGATGAATCGCAACAGCAGGGTCGATTATTAAGGCGCAATCGGCCCTGACTCATTGCCCTGTAGCCAAATGGTAAGGCATGGGATTTTGATTCCCACATGTGCGAGTTCGATCCTCGCCAGGGCAGCTAAGGAGATAAGACGATATGCCGTTTAGTAAAAAGCAACAAGAATTTTTCGACAATTGCAGTCATCGTTGGAATATTAAAGTTGGAGCGACAAGATCTGGCAAAACATATGGCGATTATTATTGGATTCCGAAGAGGATCAGAAATCGGGTTAACAAAGAGGGTGCCTCTGTAATTTTAGGTGTTAGCAAAAGCACCATCGAAAGAAATATCCTGGAACCTATGCGGATCAAATGGGGTCAGGATCTGGTCAGAAGTATTTCTACAGATAATACGTGCTATTTGTTTGGTGAAAGAGTCCATTGCCTTGGTGCAGAAAAAGTTTCTCAGGTCAGTAAGATCCGAGGCATGAGTATAAAATATTGCTATGGTGATGAGGTTGCTGAATGGAATAAAGAAGTATTTGAACTACTTAAGTCACGTCTTGATAAACCGTATAGTTGTTTTGATGGGGCATTGAATCCGGAAGGTCCAAATCACTGGCTGAAAGCATTTTTAGATTCTGATGCAGATATATATCAGCAGCATTATACGATATTTGACAATCCGTTTTTACCAGAAGAATTTGTCGAACAGCTTTGTAAAGAATATGAAGGCACAGTATATTATGACCGTTATATATTGGGAAATTGGGCTCTCGCTGAGGGCTTGATTTTTCCTATGTACGAGGATGCAATAGCCGACGTAGCAAATGGAGGAGAGCCAGAAGAATATTGCTTGTCCATTGACTATGGTACCATGAATGCTTTTGCTGCCATCTTATGGGGAAAGTACGGCGATGTTTGGTATGGACTAAAAGAGCTATATTATTCAGGTCGTGATACCGGCATTCAAAAAACAGATTCTGAATATGCTGAAATGTTGGATGAATTTGTAGGCTCACTTACGGATCTTGAGACGATCATAGATCCCTCTGCCGCCTCATTCATTACACTGCTTAGAAGGAAAGGCAAAGGAAAATATCGGGTAAAAAAGGCAAAAAATGACGTTGAAAACGGAATTGAAGAAACTGCCAGAGCTTTGAAAATTGGATTGATCAGAATTTCTAAGTCTATGAAGAATTGGAAAACAGAAGCTGGCGGTTATATATGGAAACCTGATGCACCAAAAGATGAGCCTGTTAAAATCAATGACCATTTGATGGATGCTACGAGATACTTTGTAAAAACTAAAAGGATTGTTGAACGATATGACGATAATTACACGTCGCCATTTGGATCAAGTGTTAGTGCTAAATCTGCAGCTGAAGCACGACGTTATGTTGGAGCTGGAGGCGGAGGTATGGAAAATTATCAATCGTATAGGTATTATAAATCGCCATTTGGGAGGAGATATTAAATGCTGACATTTCAGGATTTTGAGAAGGTAACTGATAAAGCCTCATTTATCAGCAATGCTATTGCCGAACATATTCATAGTGATGAATATAAAACAGCTTGTTCAGCAAATGCATATGACCATCAGCTTAATGAAACTATTTATAATTACGTGCAGCTGATTTTCAGCACATTGGGAACACCTATTGAAGATTTTACGGCAAGCAATAATAAGATCGCCAGTAATTTTTTCCATCGACTGAATACTCAGCGCTGCACATATCTTTTGGGCAACGGTGTATCGTTTTCAGATAATATAGAAACTTACATAAATGAAAACGGCATTGAAGTTCAAACAGACACTACTAAAGAATTTCTGGGATCTAAATTTGATAATGATATATATAATTTAGTTTATTATGGACTGATTCATGGCAGGAGCTTCGGCTACTGGGTTGAGGATTCAAAGCGTGGGAACAGACTTTATACCTTTGATCTTACAGAATTTAAGCCTCTGCCGGACGAAGAAACCGCTGCTCTTAGAGCCGGTATTAGATTTTGGCAGATCGATGAAACTAAGCCGATGTTTGCAGTCCTTTATGAAGAAGACGGATTCACAAAATATCGCAGTGAATCTGGTTATTCCGACTTCAAAGAAGTTCAGCCAAAGCAAGCATATAAGCAAATTGTAAATACTACAGAATTCGATGGTTCTGAAGTAGTAGGAGAGGAAAATTATTCTACTCTGCCGATTATTCCATTTTGGGGTAGTAATTTACATCAGTCTACTTTAGTTGGCATGAGAAATGCTATTGATAGTTTCGACTTGATCAGGTCAGGATTTGCTAATGATCTTTCTGATTGTGCACAAATCTATTGGCTGCTGTCAAACTGTGCTGGCATGTCAGATGCGGAAGTTGAAAGATTCAGAGACAGGCTGAAATTTAATCATATTGCAGTAGCTGATACCGATGAATCTACTGTTACACCGTATACTCAAGAGATTCCCTATCAGGCCAGAAAAGAGTATTTGGACCATATCAGGGCCGGTATTTATGAAGATTTTGGTGGTCTTGACGTTCATACAATTGCAGCTGGAGCCACTAACGATCATATTGATGCAGCATATCAGCCGATGGATGAAGAAGCAGATGATTTGGAGAAACAGCTTTCGGAGTTTTTCCAATTGTTTTTTGATATGTTGGATATCCAGGATACACCGATATTTAAAAGAAATCGTGTTTCTAATGAACGTGAGCAAACTGATATGATTCTTTCTGCAGCAGATTATCTTGACGACGAAACGGTTTTGAAAAAGCTGCCGTTCATTACTATTGATGAAGTTGCAGCTATTTTGGCAAGAAAAGATGAAGAAGATGCGGATACTTTCATGCAAGAGGGTACAGAAGAAATCGAAGATGAGACCACTGCTGATGATGAAAATGCGGCTGATAGTAACGATCAAATAATGGAAGCCTTTAATCAGTATGGAGAAGATATAATCAGTATGCTGGAGGAGCTTCTCATGGAGGGCGATGATGAGTAATGTTGACTATGATCCTAAAAAAGCTCATGAATATTACATGAAGCGCAGAAAACTCAAAGGGAGAAGATCTACAAAAGGATTTAATCAAACTCAAAGAGAACAATGGGAATATGCCAAAGCCCAGCTTGAAGAGCAGCATGATAAAGCAAACCAGCAAATTGCTGCTGATAAAGCACGTAAGTTAAAACAATTATCTGAACAATTGGCAAAACAAAGAGAAGAAATGTCCGAGAGAGCTCAAGACTTAATAAGTGATCTCAGAGATAAACTGAGAGATATGCCTAAAGAACAAAGGGCTCTGATGAAAGAAAAAATTGAAAAGCTAATTGGAAATATAAGGAGTGAACTTAAAAGCAATAAACAGAAATTAAAAGAATTTGGAAAATTAAAAAAATCGCAGATTTCTGCTAGTGCGACAAAGGCCAAAGAATCTGAAGCAAAAAGTCATGAATCAAGGCTCGATAAAGCTATAGAAACCATAAGAAGAAAGAATAGCGTAAGTGCTATGAAATCTTCTGCCCAACCAGCAAAATCGATCGCTAGTGTTAAATCAAAAGGTACAAAGATATCGTCCGGTTTTACATCTGGAACCAACGCTACAAAAAAGAAGTCTAAGAAAAAGTAATATTTATATATTAAAAAATAATTGAGGTACTACTAATGGCCGATCTTGGTGCGACATATACTGACGCTGCTTTAAAGGATTTAGAAAAGCAGCTAAAGTCTGTTTATAATAGTGCATATAAGGATATATTAAAAAAGCAGAAGGATTTCAATGCCGCTTATGCCCAAAAAGAAGCTAAGTATCAATCGCAGCTGGATTCCGGCCAAATTACCCAAAGCCAATTTGACTCATGGAAAAAAGGACAAGTTTTTCAGGGTAAACAATGGCAAGCTAAGAAAAAACAAATTCTCGATACATTGTATTCTAGTAATACAATTGCAACAAAAATTATCAATGGCCAAGCTACCGATGTATTTACATTTAATGCAAATTATCAATCATTTAGTTTGGAGCATAACACCGGAGTAAACTTTGGATTTGGATTATACGATTCAGCTTCTGTTACTAATTTGATTAAGAATGATCCGAAATTATTACCGGAATGGAAGATCGATCAACCAAAAGATTATGCATGGAATCAGAAAAAACTTAATCGTCAAATAAATCTTGGTATCATAGAAGGTGAAAGCCTTGATAAAATTGCAAAAAGACTTTGTGATAATTTATCTACTCAAAACTTTAATCACATGAGGACTTTTGCTAGAACAGCCATGACTGGAGCTCAAAATGCAGGTAGAGATTTAAGTTTGCAAGCTGCGGCAGATAAAGGAATCAAGTTAAAAAAAGAGTGGATGTGTACTTTAGACGGCCATACCAGAACCAATCACAGATTGCTTGATGGACAAAAAAAGCCGTTAAATAAGCCATTTGAAGTAGATGGTATGAAGATTCGCTATCCTGGAGATCCGGAGGCTCATCCATCAATGGTATATAACTGTCGCTGTACCATGGTCGGTGATGTAGATAATTATCCGTCTGAGTATGATAGGTATGATAACATCAACGGTAAACCAGTTGGAAACATGACTTATAAGGAGTGGGAAGCAGAAAACCTTAAAGCCGCTAAAGCTGCAGAAGAAACCGTAAGGATGTTAGATGAGAGCGAAGCCGATGGGCTTAAGTCTTTATTTCAAAATAGAAAAATGTCCAATCTCTATAATGAAATGAGGGAGATTGACAGCAAAACAGCTACTGCTTTTTATAACGAATTAAAATCAATGGGCAAGCCCAGTGAAATATGGCAGCAATATCTTGATGGGACGTTGCCTTCTAATATAGATACATCAAGATTAAATGGAATATTACAATCTTATGCTGAAAAAAAGGGATTAAAGATTCCAGGATTAAACAAAGTACAACCTGGTCTTACGAGTGGGAGCAATCTCAAAGAAATTTTCGGCGGAAAGAAGATGTCCAACGTCTACAATGAGATGAAGGCCCTCGATACTAAATCTGCAAATCAATTTTATAAAGAATTGGGCAGCATGGGTAAACCATCTGATATTTGGCAGCAATATTTAGATGGAAAATTAGATCCTGATCAGATTTCAAGAATTGAAAAATTCTTAAACGATTATGCAAATAAAGCTGGATTGATCAAACCTAAAGAAACTAAACTTAATATTAAAGATTTGTTTGGCGACAAAAAAATGTCCAATATTTATAATGATTTGAAAGGAAAAGATACAAAGGCTGCGAATCAATTTTATAAAGAATTAAAATCATTAGGTAAACCTAGTGAAGTCTGGCAACAGTATGTAAATGGTGAAATTAAAAATTCTAAAATCGATGATATTTTAACTCAACATTTTGGTAAACGATCGGCAGTTGAAATAAAACCTAAAAAGACACCGGCTGAAATAAAACCTAAAAAAACAGCAGATAAAGCATGGACTGAAAAATCTATTGATGCGCGTATATTTAAAAATAGCGCACGAGATTATGAAAGTGCCAGAAAGAAAACCATAGATGCCGTAATGAATACCGATGAAGATTATCGAAAATGTTTTGTTAATACTTTAAGCCGTACTAAGTTTTTTGATGATAAGGGTAAAGCATTTTATCGTGATGGTACAAAAAGCATATCAATAAACTTTGATAAAATATTAAAACGAGATGGATCGTTGGGTACGTTATTTCATGAAACTGGTCATGCAATGGATTACGCGTATATGTATACTCGTATTGGAAAAGATTATTATTGGGATGACCATCAGCGTACATCACAATTACCGGAATTTCTTTCTGCGATAGAAAAGGATCTTAAATTTATAAGTAAAAATAAAAGTAATTTAGAATATCATAGAGATATGTGGGACGATGCATCTAAGGGTGTACAGGACTTTTTTTCTGCTCTTAAACCATTAAATGATCAGGGACCTAGAAAAGGAAAAATCCCCAAAGATTTATTAGATTTAAGGTATAGGTGGAGTCATAGTTATGCTTATTATACTAGATATGATGATCCTATGATAGACGCTGCATCCGAATTATTTGCTAATATATCCGGTGGATATGGTGATTCAAAGCAAATGAAATATATGAAAAAATATTTTCCGAATTCTGTTAAAGCATTTGATGGAATTATTAAAAAAATGTCAAAGACAATAAAGTTATAACATTTTATGCTAAAACGTGATATAATATACTTAGAAAGGAGGCTTTATCATGACAGAAAAAATTGCAAATTTATTGGATAAATATTGGGATAAGTTTGGAGAAGGTTTTCCATTATATCAAGCTCCTACTGACTGGTCACAAATTGAGTATGATATTAAAAAGTGTTTGCGAGAAGGCAAAAAAGCTCAAGATCTAAAGCCAGAAGTATATGGAGCAGTTAAAGGAGATGATTATTAGTTATGACAAATGTTGAATCTCATGTGGATGAAGTAGTTTCTGCTGCAGATGGTGCAATAGATAGGGCATTGGAAATTATAGGAATTAAGGCTGAAAGATATGCTAAAGCTAGATGCCCAGTTGGAACTGTTGAAAGTACAGGTATCAAAGGCTATCGAGGCGGCACGCTTCGAAATTCTATCACGCATACTGTTCAGGAAGATCATATTTTGGCAGTAGGAACAAATGTTGAATATGCTCCATATGTTGAACTTGGTACTGGTCCATACTTTGAAGCACCGCCATCATGGGAACAATTCAATACTCCAAAAGGTAAAGGGGTCGGCCATAGTTATGTCAGACCTAGGCCATATTTAAAGCCTGCTATCGCTGATCATCTCAATGAATATGAAGATGTAATAAAGAACGAATTAGAAAACGCTTAATCAGTAAATAAAAAACGCCTGACCAATTAAACTGGTCAGGCGTTTTATTAATGTCATAATAAACCTCCTCATTAATCAATTAATGCTATCCAAAGCTCACCATCTCTTTCTTCAAAGAAATCATAGTCTTCAGAAATGTTATAGGCTTCTTTTGCAGCTTCCAGGTTTTCAAATGTATTGTAAATTTCTCCATTCATAGGTTCCCATATGATAGTTCTCATTTTAAATCTCCTTTCAAAAATAATGCATAGTATGTGCCTCTTACATTATCTATTATATCAAGTATCCTTCTGTTTGTACACCTATAGTGGTAGGTAAAGTTGCATAAAAATAAAGAAGATTCTTGTGCAGTATTTACAAAATACCATTTTCACTGTATAATCATATTTATAGGTGAAAGAAACCACCAAACTGGAAATTACTCAAAGGCGAAGAACAGCCCCGAAGAAAAGGAGAGAATTATCATGGCATTAACCAGAGCAATGCTTAAAGGAATGGGTCTGACCGAAGAACAGATCGGAGCTATTATTGAAGAGCATACTAACGTCACCTCATCTCTGAAAGATCAGATCAAGACTTACAAGACTGATGCTGAAAAACTCGCAGAAGTCCAAAAGGAACTGGATGGACTGAAAAACGATACTTCGGCCAATGACTGGCAGGACAAATACGAGAAGGAACATAAAGCCTTTGATGACTATAAAAAGGATCTTGCCGCTAAAGAAAAAATAGCTAAAGTAAAAGCTGCATATCGTGTTCTTCTGGCTGAAGAAAAGATCGGAGAAAAGCATATTGAATCTATCTTGAAAGTTACTGATTTCAGCAATATGTCTCTTGATGACAAAGGAAACCTGGTCGATGCTGATAAACTGAAAAAGTCCATTAAAGATGAGTGGAGCGGCTTTATCCCTACTACTGAAACTCAGGGCACAAATCCAGACAATCCTCCTGAAAACAATGGAGGCGGTCAGCCTGCAGGCCAGTTGAGCAGAGCCGCGATGCTCGCGCAGAATTATCACAATAATCTGTATGGAAAAGTAAAGGAGAGTTAAAATGTCGTTTATTGGTGCAGGCCATCAGGGCCAGACTTATACTCCCGGCTGGTTCCTCGTAAACAATGAGGATTGCACGAGACTTACAAGAACGATTCCTCAGTCTCTTGCAACCACTGCCGCGGATGGTACTAAATACGTAAAGATGGGCACAGCATTTCCATCCAATGATGCGAATGCGACCGGCATTATTTATGAAGATGTTGATGTAACTGTTGGAGATATGCCCGGATCTGTTGTTACTAAGGGCGAGGTTTATGAGGATCGACTTGCCGTTACCGGTGCTTCTTATGATGCTGTAACTCCTGTAACAGGAGATAATCCTGCTGAAAAGGGATGGTATGAGCGTTCCGGATCAAGTCCAAATTATGTTTATACCCTTACTGATGACACAAGCGTCACGGAGGGCACTACATATTACGCAAAGAGCGACGTACGTCTTGCATCTGCAGCAAAGACTGCGCTTGCTGCACTTGGATTTAAGTTCGTTACCAGTGTTCCGGCCGTTACTCGCCCTTATTAATTTGGAGGTGTAAAAATGCCTAATGTAAATTGGGAAAGAAATATTTTTGGAATGATCCCCCAGACTGATTGGCTGGATGTTGGTTTTAATGTTACTCGCCCCAATGATCCGATTGACGGTTTGTTTGGCGATCTGAAAACTGATAACCTGGTGGCTGAGTGGGAATCTATCGCGAATGAATACCAGATTCCTGTTATGGCTCAGTTCCATGGATTTGATACTGAGTCTCAGACTACTTTCAGAGTGCCGATCGATACTCATAATATTGAAAAGGGACTGATCAAGGTTAAAATTAATCAGTCTGAGAGAATGCGCGCACTGACAAGATCCGGTGTTCAGAATGATGCCATGTTTGATTATGTTATCAATGACGGCGTTCGTCTGGCCGATCAGGTTTTTACCAGATCTAAAGTCGCAAAAAATGAACTGATGGCTACTGGCAAAGTAACTATCAAAGAAAATAATCTGAATCTGACTGTTGATTACGGCGTACCGGCTGCCAATACAGCATATACACTTGATTTCAGCTCTTCTGCTACTGATGATATTTCTACTCAGATCCAGGAGATCATTGATGAAGCAACTGATAAGGGTGTGACGATCAATGGTATGCTGACTTCGAAAAAGAATATTACTAAACTCAGAAAAGATCCTTCTCTTCAGGTTCTTATTGGTGGCTCCGCTGCTCAAGGTCAGCTGATTCGCAGGGCAGATCTGGAAGCATATCTGGAAACCGAGTTTGGTATTAGCACTATTATTACCAACGATCTTACTTATGGTAAGAGTGCTACAATTGGAGCAGATGGACGGCCTGTGATTTCTACGGCTCGATATTTCCCTCAGAATAAGATCACATTCTTTGCTACCAATCCTGGTGGCAAACTTGGTACAGGTCTTTGGGGAAATCCCCCTGAAGTTGATGATTTCCAGATCAGGGTAGGATCTTCTGGCGTATCTCCTTACGTATTCGTAAGTCAGTGGTTTGAACAGGATCCTCATGTACTGTGGACTAAGGCTTCTGGCCTGTTCATGCCTGTTCTGTATAATCCCGATTCTCTGTTTATTGCCAGCGTAACTGGTTGATCGAAAGGAACTATCTATGCTTGAAGAAATCTTGGCATTTATCCATAATTATTTTGTCAAAGAAATACATAGAGGAATGTTCGAGATTTCTGATGGGCAATTCCTTTGTGATTTTCTACGAAATGGTCAATATTTTAGAATACGTGGATCCATCTTTAATGATGGAGTTTATCAATATCCTGTAAGTGATCTTGCCAACGAAACTTTTACAGGAGAGATCTGGGCAATGGCTGTTCCCTCCGCAGTCATTGCCCTGGCCGGGGAGATTGAGGACTGGCAAGCTCGATATGAAGCTGAAATGCTGAAACCGTATTCTAGCGAATCTATTCCTGGTGTTTACAGCTATACTAAATCTAGTAGCGGTAAGAGTGGAAATAAGACAGGTTCGGCCATGATTACATGGCGAGACGTGTTTGCAGCTCGTTTAAATAAATGGAGGAAATTACATGAGTAATTTACTATTTGATCAATTTGAACCTTGTATATTCATGGTAAAATCAAAACAACCTGATGGACTTGGGGGAACAGACACTGTATGGTCAGAAGGCGGAGAGCTTCAGGCTTATTGCAGAATGGATTCTCCTGTCAGAGAGATCGTCGGCGATAAATTGGTCGAAAAAAGTGCATATACAATTATCACTCACGAAGGTACAAAACTTGATTTTAGAGATATTATCAAGCGTGTACGGGATGGTAAATTATTCAGAGCAACTTCGGATGGTGATGATTATCAACTTCCGGCTATGTCTACAATTAAATTGAATAAGGTTACTGCTGAAGAATTGACGGCGTTGCCTGATCATTGAGGTGATA